AACGGTCGCCTGCACGGCTTCCGCTACAAGGACTGGGCGGATTACAAGTCCTGCTTGCCGTCGCAGGCGGTGGCCCCGACCGACCAGCCCATCGGCACCGGAAATGGCGCGGTCATCACATTCGCCCTGCTGAAGCGCTACACCTCCGGCGCGCAAAGCTGGACCCGTGCCATTGCCAAGCCGGTGACAGGGACCGTCCGTCTCGCCCTGAACGGGGTCGAGCAGATGTCGGGCTGGAGCGTCGATACCGCCACCGGCAGCGTCACCTTTACCACAGCCCCTGGCGCGGGCGTGGCGATCACGGCGGGCTTCGAGTTCGACGTCCCCGTTCGTTTCGACACCGACATGCTCGACGTCACCCTCGACCTCGAGCGGCTCGGGTCCATCACATCCATCCCGCTGCTGGAGATCCGGCGATGAACGAAGAAACCGTTCGCGGGGCTTACGCGGCCCCACTGGGGCCACGGTCCCCGCTCACTGTCGCAGCCGCCCTGCGCTGGCCAAGGTGCTGTCATGGATGATCAAGGCAATTTCATCGCAACAGCACTTCGGGATCTGGCAACCTCCACCGCCGTCATCCTCGCCGCCTGGGGCGCGCTCGGCGGGGCGACCAACGCACTCACCACCCGGATGCGGCTGCGCGATGCTCTGCGTCATATCCTCCTCGGCGGTCTGATCGCGGCCGGGATGGGCAGTCTGTCCATGGCGGTGATCACCGCATGGCTCAGCCTGCCATCGCAGGCGATCCCGGCCGGGGGTGCGGCGGGCTCAGCCGCCTATCTCGTCGGCGTTTTCGGACCCGCCTTCATCGAGGTCGTCCTTGCCCGGCTGCGCAGCAGCAAAGGGGGCGACGGCAATGCATGAACTTCTCCGCCTCGCCCGTGCCATCCGCTGCGATGCCGCCGACCCGGCACAGGCCTTCAGCCACCGCCTGCGCGTCGGTCTTCTGGTCGCCGCACTGATCCTGATCCTTTCCTCCATCTTCGGGTAATCTCATGCACATGACTGATCAGGGGCTTCTGGCCCTTGTCCGGCACGAAGGACTCGTGCCCGGGCCTTACCTTGATATCAAAAACGTCTGGACCTTCGGTATCGGCCATACCGGTGCCGCTGGTCCGCCCGATCCGGCACGGATGTCGCGTGGTATGCCCGCCGATCTCGATGCCGGGATCCGCGAGGCGTTCTGGCTCTTTGGCGCCGACATCCTGGCCTACGAGGCCGAGGTGCTGCGCGCGGTGAAGGTGCCGCTGGAACCGCACGAGTTCGATGCGCTGGTCAGTTTCCACTACAACACCGGTGGCGTCGCCAAGGCCTCGCTGACGCGCCATCTGAATGCGGGCGATCGCGCTGCGGCCGCGCAGGCTTTCATGGGCTGGCTCCGACCCGCCGCAATCCGCGCGCGCCGCGAGGCCGAACGCGATCTGTTCCGCGACGGCCGCTACCCGACCGGCACAATTCCGGTCTGGGCGGTCGACCGCAATGGCCGGGTGGATTTCTCGCGGCCCATTCGGCGACTGACCGAGACTGAGGCGCTGACCCTGCTGCGCGCAACGGTTCAGCCGGTGCCGCCGACCGTGCCGACCAAGCCGGGTTCGCCCGGCGGCTGGCTCGCACGCCTCGTTAACTATTTCTCCAACCTGACCCGGAGGGAATGACAAATGCGATATTTCCAACCGACTTCGCTCACCTGGTGGGCAGGGCTGCTCGCCGTACTTATCGGCAGCGGTGCGCTGTTCCTGCCCGATCAAGGCCAGCTTACCGAATTGGCCCGGCTGGTCGCGATCCTTGCCGGGGCGGGTGATGCCTCGCCGATGACCCTGATCACGCTCGGTCTCGGTCTGATCGGTCTGCGCGACCGGATCGAACGCGGGTTCCGCGGCGATGCTTGAGTTTCTGGCGGGCATGATCGTGGGCGGGGTGATGGGCGTGTTCATTGCCGCCCTCTGTGCTGCGGCGTCGAGGGGAGATCGGCCATGAAGGCGATCCCGCCCGCGCTTCAGGCCCATCTCGACGAGGGCACGACGACGCTCGCATGGTGCTGGCGGATCGTGCGGGCCGATGGGGTGACGCTTGGCTTCACCGATCATGACCGAACCCTGACATTCGATGGCACCGATTTCGAGCCGGAGAGTGGCTTTGCGGCCTCCGAAGTGCGGTCGGGATCGGACCTCTCCGTCGATGCGCAGGATGCGCAAGGCGTGCTGACCTCCGACCGGATCACCGAGACCGACATCCTCGACGGACGCTGGGACAACGCGGCCGTCGAGGTCTGGCGGGTAAATTGGGCCGCGACTTCCCAGCGCCTGCTGATGCGGCGCGGGGCCATTGGCCAGATCCGGCGCGGGCGGTTGGCATTCGTCGCCGAGGTGCGGTCGCTGGCTCATGTTCTCGGCCAGACGGTCGGGCGGACGTTTCAGGCCAGCTGCGATGCCGCCCTTGGCGATGCGCGCTGCGGGGTCAATCTCGGGGCCCCGGCGTTCAAGGGCACCGGCACGATCATCGACCTGCTTCGCGACCGAGCTTTCACCGCCTCTGGGCTTGCCGGTTTCACCCCCGGCTGGTTCACCTTCGGCACTCTCGACTGGACCAGCGGAGCCAATGCCGGGCGGCGGGCCGAAGTGTTGTCGCACGACCTCGTCGATGGCATCGCCATCCTGACCCTGCTGGAAGCCCCGGTGCGCGCCATCGCCGGGAGTGATACGTTCATTATACGCGCCGGATGCGACAAGCGCATTGCGACCTGTGGCACGAAGTTCGCCAATGTCGCCAACTTCCGGGGCTTTCCCAACATCCCCGGCCAGGATGCCGTCCTGCGTTATGCAACCACCGATGGCGGCCACGAGGGGGCTGTGCTTTGACAGCGGCCGATCCCGACATGGTCATCGCCGTCGCCCGGTCCTGGCTCGGCACGCCGTACCACGACCAGGCCAGCCTCAAGGGCGTCGGCTGCGACTGCCTTGGTCTGGCGCGCGGCGTCTGGCGCGATGTCGTTGGGCCGGAGCCTTTCCCGATCCCGCCCTACAGCCGCGATTGGGGCGAAAGCGGCCCGCGCGAAGTCCTTGCTGCGGGCGCGCGCCGCATGATGCCAGAGATCGCACCCACCGATGCCCCAGCCGGAGCGCTGATCCTCTTCCGCATGATGCCGCGCGCCATCGCAAAGCATGTCGGCATTCTGACCGGTCCCTACACCTTCCTCCATGCCTACGAGCGGCTCGGCGTGATCGAGGAACCGCTCAATTCCGTCTGGCGGCGCCGCATCGCCTTTGCCTTCCTCTTTCCCCAACGCTGAAAGAACCCCATGGCCACGCTTGTCCTCGGCGCCGTCGGCACTGCCATCGGCGGGGCCTTTGGTGGCGCGATCCTCGGCTTTTCCGGCGCAGCCATCGGTGGCTTCATCGGCTCGACCGTGGGCTCGGTGGTCGACAGCTGGATTGTCTCCTCGCTGGCGCCCGCCCAGCGGATCGAAGGCGCGCGGCTCGACACGCTGCGGATCACCTCGGCCACCGAAGGGGCGGTGATCCCGCGCATTTACGGTCGAATGCGCATCGGCGGCAACATCATCTGGGCCACCGATTTCCGTGAAGAGACCAAGACCACGACGCAAGGTGGCGGCAAGGGCGGCGGAGGCGGCAAGGTCAAGACCACTGAGTATCTCTACTACGCCAGCTTCGCTGTCGCCTTGTGCGAGGGACCGATCACCGGGATCGGGCGCATCTGGGCCGACGGCAAGCCGATGGACCTCTCCGGCGTCACCTGGCGCTGGTATCCGGGCGACGAGGCGCAGACGGCGGACCCGTTCATCGCGGCGAAGATGGGCGCGGCCAGCACCCCCGCCTATCGCGGCACCGCCTATGTGGTCTTCGAGGAGCTGGCGCTCTCGACCTACGGCAACCGCCTGCCGCAGCTCTCCTTCGAGGTGTTCCGCCCGCTCGCCGATCCAGACACCGCCGAGGGACTGACCCGGGCGGTCACGATGATCCCGGCCTCGGGCGAGTTCACCTACGCGACGCAGGCCATCCGCAAGACCGATGGCGGCGCGACGGTGCCCGAGAACCTGAACGCGCTGGCC